ATCACCGGGCATTTAAGGATAATCGGATAATCAACTATTTTGTCCAGCGCCGTCCCGTCTGCCTGTGGGTTTCCGCCAATAATGACCGCTTTATAATTCAGCTTTACGGACGCAGTCTGGGTGCTCGCATCAAATGATTCGATCGTTCCCGGGGCGACCTTGAATATTTCGCTCTTTATCTCGCGCTTGATACGTTGGATAAAGTCACGCAGATCCTGTGATGGAACCCCCGCCGGCGATGTAATCTGAGTTTCTTTTATCATCTCATTGCGTCCGTTAAAGTCGTAAATCCTGCCGCGTTGTAGTACATCGTCACCTTGGTCCGGCACTTGCCGTTTACCGCCCCTGAAATTATTCCGTTGTGCTGTATGCCTATGACTTGACGTCGTGCGTTAAACCTTGGGCTTGATACGCTCTGGAGATCCGCCAGTTGCCCACACACCAGTTGTGGCTCGAATAAAACATCCGTCACCACGTAATAATCGGCCTTGGTTGGAACTCCAAGCATTCCGGTTTCTGCTGATATTATCGATATGGGGCCTTCAAATGCGTCACCATCCTTCAGAATATTGACCTTCCCGTTATCGATAAAACACGACCCCTTGCCCTTTTCAGTTTGTAGGACGTCCCATGTCCTACCGAATACAGACCGCTGGCGATCGTATGTCGAACCAGAAAAGTCACTGACCACACCACGCTCAACAAAATATTTTTTCAGGTCATTTACCAAATGGTCAATGACCGAACTCTGCTTTGTTCCGCTGGGGAAGCTCTGGCTGGTCCATGCGTTCTGCATTGCAAACCCCATGTCATATGCTGTGATCTCGGTTATAAAATCAACCGACCCTTCCGCCCGGTACGACTTGGCCTCCATGATGTTGCCTTTAAATACAATAGGCAACGGAGAGATGTAGCCTGCCTGAAATATCATAGGTTGAAACGTTCCTGATATTTTGTCCTTGTAAAGTTGGTTCCGGGTTTCTTCTGCCAGATTGAAAATCCTAAAAGTTGCCTGGTTGCTCGATGCCAGTGTGTTCCTTTGGATGCTGAACTCACACGTCAATGGGAACTTTACCTCTACCCCCGGCAGCCCTGACGACACAAAGTTACCGTCCTTATCTCGATCGTAAGGCGGGAACACCGTCAAAATATAATCACGTCCGAACTTGTTAGACATATGCCTTTATAGTTTCTTCAACCGCGTCCATGTCGGTCTGGTTGAGAGTGTACATTTCAGCTCTAGCCGTCGAGAAATCATCTTTATTAATTGGCTCCAGCATGTCGGTTGTCGTTACGCAAATCCCGAAAGTTAAAGCATTTCTAAACTTACGGAGAATATTCAAGCTCGTCACCAGTCGGATGTTATAAATGACCACTGATCCCCATGAGATTGTCATGAACCATCCCTGCTGGTTTTCTTTGTACGACAAATAAATGACAGCCTTGCTTCCGTCTTCCATCACCACGGTCATCTTCTGGTTCGCGTCATCTGATATGGCACTGATGTATCTCACTGGATCACCTTGGTCACCGTATACGGGGCCAGGACGTCTACAATCCTTACTTCGATTGTTGCCGTCTGGCCACCTACCTGTTTGCTGGTTTGACCGGTGATGGTCCCTTTGTTCACCACGCCACCACCGGCATCACCAAGCCTCCCCCCCGACACTGGGCTGTCACCTGACTGGCTCTCGGCCGGGGATATTATTTTCGTTTCGGCAAACCTCATCTTTTTAAATGTTACCGAGAAATCACTCACCATATTGCTGCGTTCTGACTGTTTCGCACGGATGCTCTCAATCATCATGTTTTCAAAAATAGAGAATGGGGTTTCGATAGTCAAAAGCTGATTGTTCGCCCAGAAACCGTAAAATGTTTTAAATGCGTCCTGCTGTTTGTTGCTACTGGTTGACTTCTGGGTAATAAGATCGCGCAAGTTCTGAGCCTGATTAAGTACACTCCCAACCTTGGACGCTACGTTCTGTACTTTCGTATAAACTTGAGTTGCCTGGGCTGCGAACTGTGGCATGAACCCGCCGATCGATGCCAGGCTATTTATATCTTCAAGAATGTTCATTCCTGTATTTGAGAACTTATCTGTCAATTCTCCGACGTATCCTCTGAGCGTGAACCTCTCTGGTCGGTGGGTGACGTGATCCTGAATGGCACTGTTCTTTTCTGTGTAGTGGTCCGTAATATCAGCATCGATTGCTATTTCTTCATCACCTAAAATATCAAACACAAACCCGCCACTCCCAATAATGGGATTCGAACCGGCTGGCCGAACAATGAACATGTTCTCCACGTTCTTGATCAGGTCGGTCACGCTCTGCTGCGTAGTCTGGGTTCCGTTGAAGTTTAGGTTCATCTCATAGCCCCGGTCTGATATTGTGCCGCATCGTACTCATGCCTCTTGAATTCTTCATACGTCGCCCGCGCTGCTTCTTTCGGGTCGGAGCTAATTATGTGGAATTCGTTCTTTGTTGTTACTTGGGCTCCCGGCTGGGCGGTCATCATCTTCCATCCCAAACCGATCGGGGTCAGGTTCTGGAACGCATCACTCATTAAAGTTCCAGCCGCCGGCCAGAACCCGTCCTTGCGTCCGATCTTGTTGATCTTTGAAATCTCGCCGGCCGTGGCCGTGATCAGCGGGGCTATGAATACCGCGATATCATCGCGCAGGGCTTCGATCGCTATTGTCAGGTCCGTGGTGGCCTTGACGTAATCCATCAGCTTGGCCGTCTGATCCTCAGACTGGAAACGCTCTTGCCTGGCTTTGCTGAAGTCAACGGCCAATAATTCCGACGGGAGACCTGCCTGGCCCATAGCCCACGATCTCATGGACGGCTTAAATTGTTCTTTTATACGGTTGATTGTTTTTTCAACCATATCGATTTCATCAATGGCTTCATATGGGTTTATGCCCAGAATATTGGAAAGGAACCCTGATCCAGCCCCGGTCAGTTGCATCTCGGTGAGCTTATTCTGCATACCCTTAACGGCATTTTTAAACACGTCCGCGCCAAGCCCAGCCTTGCGGGTGGCATTGTCGAACTGATCAATCTTTTCCGTGGATATGCCTGTTTCCGCTCCGAAAGTGTGAAGTCCGATTGCGGTGGCTGACGATGCGGTGAGGATCTTATTTAACCCATCATAAAGCCCCGCCAGTCCCAGCGAAGAAGCGATACTGGACATATTAAGCTCTCCGACGGAATTAATGAAGTCCTTCAGCTTTATTGTGTCAGCTTTAAAGAATAACTCGATAAATAATTCACCAATCGACTGTCCGGCCATTGCTATGCCTCACGGTTCAGTTCAATAAAAGCAGCTTCAAACTCCGGGCAGAATTTCTCGTATTCAATCGCTGCCATGACTATATCAACACGGGTTTCGAGTATCTGGTCCGGGGTGCCGTACCCAGCCTTGCTCAACTGCACCGCCGTTAAAATGGCCTCGTCACCGTCAAATATTACTTTTGGTCTGCGGTATTTACTGGTACCGCCGCCTTTAACATTGAGCCGAGGCCCGCTCCAAAAGGGAGCAAATTCACCATAAGCACTTCCCGCATAACAGGAAGGAAGTCTTGACGGGCCTCTTCTTTCTCGAATGTTTCACGTGAAACAGGCTTGTCGTTATAAAGAACAACCGACATGCATCCATCTATGGCTTTGCCCAGTTCTTCGGATGCGATCATCCTGGCCACAAAATTTTTAAGCATGTCGTATGTTTCCGGGGTAAGGTTCTTTAACTTCATAATATCCCCGGTGTTCTGTGTAACTCCGATATTCAGCTTCACTTTCTCGACTTCCACCGCAAATGCCTTCAATAGCCGGTGGGCGTTGACAAAAGACGCCATTTGAACTTCCAACCTGGCCCCGCTTTCCAACACAATGATCTTGTTTGCCACGGTTCACTCTCCTTTTACTTCTGCCAATTAACCGATCGTTCTCAGGACGTTTCCGAAATGGATGCGGTGGACGGCCACGGTCTGCTCTGTTTCGCCGTCTGCGTTTTCCTTCGCATCGACCAATTTCTTCGGAACGCCACCGGACATGACGTATATCACCGACTTGACACCGCCCTCACCGTCGCCCACGTTCTTGGTGAATTCTCCTGAAATAAGCGAGAATCCCACAGGATCGTTTCGATAAAGGTTTTCGATCTCGTTCAAGAAAGAATCATCAGCGCCACCTAAAACCACCCTGACCTCTAGCTCGCCCTGGCGGCCCTGGTTCTTGTGGGCATAAATGCTGTTTCCATCCTTACCCGTCTGAACGTCAGAGAGGTCGTTCGGATGCGTCAAAGTGGCCACATCACCAGTGATCTGCTCGGTAATGATTCTTCCGTTAATCTTAAGGGTATCTTTACCCACGACTGCAACTATTGGCATGGTATCTGCTCCTTCTTATAGTCCCCCGGGTTACGGGTTCACATTGACGACAATAAAACCTTTATGAATCGCCCCGGCTTCCTTGAGGGCCACCTGTATCAGCGGAGCCTTGCGATCTTCCCGATCAGCTGCACTCTGCAGCGCCACTGGTGCGCTGTAAATGTAATATCCGCGCTGCAGGATATTGGTTAAGAAGTCTTCCTGGTTTCCAAACGTTTCCGGGCTGGTCCATGACCCTGGGGCCACGAAAGCATTGGCCACGGCCTGCTCGCACACATTTCTGACCACGTCTTTGAGAACCGACATGCCTGGCTCGGTCTGTGGAAGCTTATTCCTTAACGTGGCCAGGGCGTTGAATCCTGCCACTCGAAGGTCAGCCACAAACCAGTCCAGATTGTAGACGCTATCAAACGCCTTATTCTCGGTGCTGGTGAATGTCCTAGCCACGCCACCAAAGTCACCGTATACGTCCACACCAGCGGCCACGGCCTGATTGAGAATGGTCTGGGTCAAACTGTCATCAGCCAAAATGGTCTTGAGCTGTTTCAGGTGCATACTAATGGTCGTATTGCTTCCGTCAAAGTTAACCGACAGAGCTCGTCCGGCATACGCCGACGCAAATAACCGCGCATCAAGGGCGGTAGTTTCGTAATAAAGACAACGGGTGTGATAATCCGCCGCCTCTTTTATGTCCGTGAAAACACCGGCAATATCAGCCAGCGTTTCGCTCGGGAGAAACAACATCTTAAGAGACATGGCTTCTACATCATCCGCCAGGTCCTTGCGGTCACTTCCGGTCGGATAGATCGTGCTAAGAATGCCGTAGAAGAAAACCAACGCCGATGCCCTTGTGATGGCCGCCGACAGGGTTTCCGCATACCCGATTGGAATGATGATCAAGTTACCACCCGGAGCCAGGATGTTGGGTTGCTGGCTAAAAATGGCCACCGCTTGCTGGTATGTTTCGCTGGTATTGCCAAAAGCCTCCGCCACGGCCTGTGCGGATACAAACGCCTGATAATCCCCATAACCACCATCAAGCGGGGTTTCGTCGGTAAATAAGGCCAGGTTGTTCATATTGAACTCACCAAGCCCCACAGGTGCTTCTGAAACAGAAACGTCTATAATATTGATTATGTCTAACATTGTGAATCCTCCTATTGGCTCGGTGATGTGGAAAGATCAAACTCTCGTATTGTTCCTTCATCATCGACCTCGACATTGAACGTGTCATAGAAGTCGATGGTCTTTTCTACCTGGTACCATGCGTTCACCCGTATCGGGATATCAAACCTGTTAAGCATTGCCGACGCTTCGACTGACGACACGTCCTCAATGGGTGAAATCCTGGCTATCTGAAAGCTGTTGAGCTCTTGGATCTGTTGCGAATAAGTCCCACCCAAGGCAAACAGCACCATTTCCTTTTTTTGTAATGCCTCCATGTTCCGTGAACAAATCGAAACCGTTATGAGCTCTTGCGCGTTTATATCTTGGACGTCCTTGAGTCCGGTGATCCCGTCCGGTACCTGTTTGATTCGGTTGCTCATAATCACAGGCGATCCATCGTACCGAAGAACAAAAAACGCCCCTTCGTATGTCGGGAGCTTCCAGTTTCTCTGGTTGTATATTATTACCTGTTCTTCTTCCAGCCGTAGCGATTTGACCAGGATGTCCCGGACGTAATCGATCGCCATCTTTATGGTCCCGTCAGTGGCGCTTTTCATTGAAACCCTTCTACAGCGTGGTACTCAATGTACCCATACTCTGCCCAGTCGGTCTTTTCCATGATCCGGTATTGAATCTTATTTATGATGATGATGTCGCCGGTCTGGAATATTACGTTTGACGATACGTGGATAACGTGCCAGCGCCACGACCGATCGCCCATCTTACTAAGCGCCAACTGCTCGGCCATTGGTTGCCGTGACGCCATCGTGTCGTATGTAATGATATTGTCCCTGGAGTACCCCTTGGCCAATACCGTGTGAACCTTGCCTATTCTGGTGGGTTGTAATAAATGAAGAATGGCATTCTCTACGCTTGGTAAAGATGCCGATGATTGAGATAATGTTCTGGTGTTAGCCTTTTCAAGTTTCACCGCCCACCACCCTGCTTGTTACGGACCGCCTGAGTTGCCCGGTATCGATAAGGGGCTGATCTGAATGCTTCATGGCCACCGTCTTGTCGCTATTTGGTTCCCATGATCCAAAACCACGCGATTCAAATGCGCCCTGCACGATCTGCTCTGCCATCAGCCCAAGATTTCGGTATGCCTTCTTCAGCGATATCTCATGCTTGCTGAATGCCGACCACAGCTCGCTTTTGATCTTGAGCAGGTCCTTGCCCTTATAAAACAATGGCCATTTTAGAAAAGAACGTTTCGGGATGTTTCTGGCCAGACTTCCTTTTTCGTGTACCAGCCCGATCTCTGCATTGGTCATGAATGACTTCTGCGATCCCGCTTTACTGCCATCCACCGAGTAAACTGTGACTTTCCTGCCTTGCGCCTTCTGTCCAAGTATTCCGACCTGGGTCCTCATGCCAGAAGACAGGGCGGCGTGGATACTGGATATCTTTTCCAAATCCAGCTTAACCACGCCCCCGTTAAATTTCTTCTGCATTTTCATGCACTTGTCGAGCTCCCTCTCATCACGACCACTCGCCCGCGCATGAGCGGGAACATTAACTGCAAAAATTGCATGCCGTATCGATTCGCCGTGAATCCAGCCACCATTGGGTCCTTTAGGAAATCCTCTGGTACTGATGTTGATATCGATACGCTTCCCACCGACTTTGAATTGACCAAGAAGTCCGCCTGGCCGGCTATTCCCTTCGCCGCCGACTTTAGGTTTTCCACAAGGAAGAACGCTGCTAAAAGTAAAAACATCTCTGTCAAACCGGCATCGTCCGACCCTATGCTGTCATTGAAATGAACCAAGGCTGTATTCATGGCCACGGTAATGTCAGCGTCCAGAACGTAGTCTGTATTCGTCTGGTCGTCTGCATGCGCATATGGAAAGTCGCGCACGAACCTTGCCTTGAATTCTTCAACCGTTGGAGCGATCCAGCTCATTTCTTGGCCTTGTCTTTTACGGGTTCCTGCGCCTTCTTATCGTCAGCAGGGTCCCTGTCCTTCTTTTTGGAAATAACCATAACTTGGTTCGGATATCCATCCTCGAGCTTCTTCCCGAGAACGTCACTAACCCGCACAGTATCATTCGGATTAATATAGACGACCTTCTTGCCCTCGGTTTCCTCTCTGATCTCCCCGCCCTTAATCACATCCTCGGGTTTCACGATAAACGCCTTTTGACTGATATTCTTGATCTCATACATAGCCGACAGAACTCCGTTCTAAAGTAAAGGACTGGGAGCGGGCCACATTAGCCCGCCCCCTATCCGATCTTTCACATCATGCCCCGCCTCGATTAATAATCGAAGTAGAGAACCTCACGCGGTTTCAGGTTCGATACGCCAGTCCACTGACCATATGCGACATCCTGGAAGTTGAAGTTATTAAGCGTTCCGACTGCAGTGGTCTGGAAATCCACAGGGATCTCCATAAACATGGTATCCACGTCCCTGCGATACAGAACGTATCTGGCCTTATTCACATCGGCCTTGGTATTGATAGACGCCTTACCGTAGGCAGATGGTAGAATATTTACCTTCTTGCCGGGGACGATCATGTCAAACGATTTCTGGAGCCACTCCCGCTTCGTCACGGTCGGATACTGAGAGCTGACCGCACCGGCAAGACCGGCGTAGTCATCCATCGGAATGACAAACGTATCCGGCCATACGGTGTTGTTTGCGTTGCTCAAATACGCGGCCAGAATCCCCTGGATGAACGTATCAAACTCGGAATAGCTCATCGAGCTGATCGTTTTGGTGATCAGGGTCAGGTTTGAGTTGACCGACGGCAGAGTGTACAAGCCGGGGAAATTGGTCAAATCGTCAATGTCGCCCAAGAATGCGATCTCTTGAATACCGAGATCCCAGTCCTTTTTCCTGGCGCGGTGCTTCATCTCCACGATGTCCCAGTTGCCCGAGAAGGCAGCCTGTTGGACATCGAAGATTGAATACTCGACACCAAGCGCCCAGTTGGCCACATATGTCTGGAACGGTGCCACGGCTGCGTCGGCAATCGCCAGACGGCTATTATGGCCGGCTGTATTGATCTTCCCCTGACGGAACCCGCCAGCGGTCTTGATGGTCATGTTCGTGATGATGTTTCCGGCAAACGCACCCTCCCCGACGATCACGTCCAAATAATCAGCGGGCGGTGTTTCGTAGAACGTCTGTTCGACAATCTTCGATCGGATGTAAGTCAACCGATCGGTGGCATATTGGTACGCCAGGCCGGATGCCGCAATATCGCCGTTTGCGTTCATCAGTTCCAAACCACGGAACTTGATGCCCGGGTATTTACTGTTCATGATCTGGCGGAAGTCATCCTCGCTGACGACTTTGGCCTTGCCGTTCTGGACAGAGCGAAATCTGGCATCGACCTTCACCGTCTCGCCCTTACTATTCTGGAGTTCGTACATTTGTTCCTCCTCTGGTATCAGAGTGTTAATGTTATGTTTAAGCTGCTTTGGGCGAAACTAAGACACGCACGATGTCGCCGGCTGCGCTGGCAATATCGAGCTGACGACCGACTCTTACGCCAGTGGTGGCCGCGATGTAACCAGTGGATGGGATGTAATAAACATCACCGCGATTGGCTGCAGTCGTGGAAACGCACTTGACGATCGTGCCAGGAAGACCGATCTCGACCATCGCCTTCGCTGCAAAACTGGCCTGTTTGGGGTTAAGAAGGATGACACCGTCCGCCAAATCACCCAGCGCGACCTTTGTAATAACCGGAGCATCCCCGGCTTCTGCGGCAACTAACTTGACGAAATCGCCCGCGACCAGCGCCGTTGCTTCATCCTTTGAAACACGCGCCGCGATCGTATCCGGGTTCACATTCATCGTCTGACCGGCCTGATCGGTCAAACCGAACTGGTTCATGTTGTAAGCCATCGTTTCTTCCTCCTGTTTTTAAACAGATTATTTCTGGTTCTTAGAGCCGTACCGTTCACGACCGGCTTGAGCCCGTTCTGATCGGGTCCTGGGCCCCGTTGTGTCTTGTTCCTGGAGCGCATTGTTACCCGCGTTCTGAATCCTCATGAAAAATTCCTCGCCCTTCTTTGCGTTCTCTTTGGCCCAATAGCCGGGCTTGCCGTCTTGCGTATCGGGTTCGGTGACGTTGTAGTGCTTTGCTTCATGCTCGATAACTGCTCCGACTTCCAGCTTGGAGTTGTTGGCGATAAATATCTCGCCGACAGCCTTCTTGGAGTTGAGCTTTTCCTGCATAAGAGCGGTGCGCTTGGCGTTCTCTTTCTCCTCCGCTTCCTTCTTTTCTTTGGCCTCTTTTTCCTCGGCATTGCGCTTTTCGTTCTCGGCCTTTTCCTTCTCATCCTTCTCGCGCTTGGCCTTGTCCTCGTCGGATTCGGATGCGTTCTTTTTGTTCCGCTTCTCAACGGCGTTCTTCAAATCAGCGATTGAAACCGACTTGCCGTTGATGATGACCTTGTCGTCATCCTTGGCCATCTTGAGGGATTTGGCGTTCTCAGCGGCTTCTGCTTCCTTCTTTTTCTTTTCGGCCTCGTCCGCTTCGTCCTTCTCGTTGGCGACGTATGCGTTCACGGCTTCCTTGACGGAAACCTCTTTCCCGCCGACGTTAATCACAAGGTCAGGAACCTCTTCTTCCTTCTCGTCCTTGCCGTTAACTATCCGGCGGAATATCTTGAATATCTTGTTCACGGGGTCCTCCTTTGAATTTTTCTTAGCAAGTTTTGCCCTTAATTGATTGGCCTCCTGATCGCTCAACTCTTTTTTTTCCAACCCTTTTTGGATAGCCGCCTCTACTTCTTCAGCACTACGCTGGGCAATAATCCCAAGAATGGTTGCATAAGAATAATTGGATAAAGCGTTCTGCTTTTCCTTGATATGATCCTGGACGATCTGCTCAATCTGCTCGTCGGTAAACTCGGGGTGTTCTTTCTTTTCCTTGGCGAACATTGCGTCGTGGTCGGTGGCATTCTCTTTGGAATTAGGATTAAATGTATCCTTGTGCATATCCCACGCTTCGGCCGCCGTTTTCCCTTTTCGAATTTCAGACCGCATTTTTTCTTTGACGCCATCAGGAACAGACTTTAAAGAACCAATATTTCTATTAAACTCCTCAAGTTCCTTTTCTATCGAATTTTTCATCTGATACGCTACCTTTCCGTTCATGAGAACCATGTTCCTCTGTTCGGTGATTTTATTGGTTTCCTCATAACGCGGATTGGTAACGATAGCCAGGTGAGTAAATGACCCGTCGAGGATTTCCGCGTCAAACTTTATGTCGTGCCATACTCCGCCCTCGCTGGTATTGGTGACGTCATATGCTCCAGATACTCCGTCGAGGATTTCACCGTCTGGAGCTTTAAATACAACGCTTCCATCTTCGCGCTCGATTGCTTCCAGCTTGTCGTTGGTCAAAAGGAAATTGACATAATGCCAGGCATCTTGGGGATTGAAATAAACCCCCGTAACGTATCCCACGGCCAGCTTCTCTTGGTTCTCGGGAGTGACCTTTTGGTGGCGAATGACGACGGGCTTGCCAATTAAAGACGGGGCGATCCTGTCAATAGTCTGTTTGGTGAGATAACAAATCCCAGCGCCGGAATCTTCATATGAGATTATCCCAGCTTCCATCAGCTTGCATGAATACGGTATGGCCCAGGTCTTCATATTTTCCTTAATAAAACAAAAAAGCCCACCCTCCCTCGTCGGGAGAATGGGCTTCTGGAAATTCCAGAGTGTGCCGGAGTTCTATGTCAGGTTGAGGCTAGAGTTCGCGGGCTCTGGTTTCCTCGACCTTAGTAATACCACCACAATAAAAGTGTATCCTTATTTCTCCAGAAAATCTAGTACAAATCAGATTTTCTATCAACAGCTTGAGCTTGTTCCATTTCTCGATGGCTTTGGGGCTCATATCACCTCGGCGTGATTATGCGTTTTTCAGGCTGCGATCCCTTAAGTTGTCCGAAGTCCTTGGTACCGTCATCCCCGAAGTTATCCAGGAACGTATCCCAGAACTGGTTATTTCCTTTGGTGATCTGGCCGGACATAATCAGCGCCCGGGCGTCTGCATTAAACAAATACCCCCGGTTGTGGTGCATGACGTGCCGGTGGTTGAGCGGGACATCAAAGTTGACGTACTGCTCGATCTTGTTATCAAGGCAAAGCTGGGCAAAGTATGAATCGTCCGGGCATACCTGTTCGCCCTTGTAAATCGGGCGCGGTATCTTTCTGAACGGGTCAACTTTAATCAGCGTCATTCCAAACCCTACCAGATCGCATCTGACCACACCCCTACCTGAAACCTCGGCCAGACTGGCTGGGTTGACTCGGTTGTTCTTGGCGCAGTCAACGATCGACTGAGTGTCATCGATCCGGTTGTATGCAGCAAGTGAATACGGAAAGTCGCGCAAAGGATACGCCGCCCCTATCACGTCTTTATCCTCGGCCAAAAGCTGGGAAAATGCAGTCATCGACGCCCCCCATACGTCATCATCAAGG